TATACGCCGAGTCTTTACCGTATCGAGGGTCTTTCATAGCCGCTACAACTTGTGCTGTACTACGGAATTCATCTTTAGATGCCGCTGATGCTCTACCTTGTAGTAAGCTAGGTTCAGAACCTTCTGACGCTTCACGTTTAGATGCAAGCCATTCGACTGCCATCTTAGCATTCTCAGTCCCACCATCGACCATGTTGTTATACAACTCTAGTTCTTTAGTATCGAGAGATTGCTTTGCCCAATCAGTTAATTCTGCGTAACCTTCTTTACCACCAGCTACATCCATAACTGCGGCAACATCGGCTGTTGCTCCTGATTGCATACCTTTAATGTATGTCTCCACCATTTCCCGTGGATATCCCATACCTTCTAGTTCTGTGAAGCTATCGTTAGATAACTCACCACCAGCTTCGTATTCATCAGCAAACTTGCTAAAGCTAACAGGTTCACCTTTAGGTGTCTCAATGTCTGCTTCTGGTGTATCATTCGGTGATGACATCTTCTTCTCAAGTTCGCCGTATGATTTAGCCATATCTTCTGGTGAGCTAAACTTTTCGGGCAACCACTCAGGTCGTTCAGAAAGATTATCTTCTGCAACTGGTGCTTCAGAACCTGTCTCTTCTTCTGTTATTGTGATGCTTTCTGCCATTCTTAGAAGTCTTCCCTTTTAATTGGGTGTGGATTTCCTTTGATAATGGAAGGTGTTGCCAGTGGTTTCTTTACAGGCTCTTCTGAAGGTTTACTATCCTTCGCCGCCTTGCTGTCTTTGGCTTTCAACATATGAATTTCCTAATGCTTTAACTCCCTCTTGAATTGCGTTCGGCGAAGCTTGCATTGCCATTTGTTGCATCTGCGCTTGCTGTTGCTCTTGGGAGATTTGTTCTTGTGTTTTAATAAGACCGTCTGTCTCAATGCCTAATGCTGTTGCACGGCGTTTGATATAGTCCTGTAAGTTTACATATTGTTGTAATACTTCAGCTCCTAATGCTTGTGACATTCCTTGTATAAATAAATCTAATTTGCGTAGGTCATGCCCACGTCCAAGTGCTTCCATACCAGTTACAATCGAAGGTTTTACAACTTCTTCTGGTAACTTAGGTAGCTTCTTAGATTTTGTTAATACGTCGATCTTACGGTTAATGTAAGGTAACTGAAACTCTTGAGATAAGATTGAATAAATACCTGATAAGGTATCTTCTAGTTCACCTGCAAGATATCGTATTTCTTCCGCTGTTACACGTTCAGCGTTTCGAGACACAGACGATTGTAACATGAACTGTTGTGATAGGCGTTCTTCAATACCCTGCATTGACTGATAAGCCACGCGGAAGTCATTGAATTTATCCATCTGTAAAACAGACACATCGTTCTTATTACCTTCGATAATTGCTGTATTCTCTGCTTGAGCTATTGTTCTCATTCTGGTTGTACCGTTAGGATTAACCATAAATAAGACTTTAGCCGCCGCCGCCGCGCCCTCAACGATTGCTTGTGATAAAGCTTCGAGTGAACGTAAGTCACCTAGAAGTTCTTCAACAAACCCTCTACCATAATCTTCACCGTCAATACGGGAGAACCTTAATGGTAGGAATGGTACGCTATCTTTTTTATATTTACCTTTAGAGCCAGTAACTAATGTACCCTTGCACTCTTGGTAAATAGTATAGAAATCATTCTTACGCTCTATGTGAGTGTAGATTTCTACAGTCTTTTCGTCACCTTCGAGCTTTCCTGTTATGTTAGCCGCTGTCGCTTTGTCCAGAGCGTTAGGTGAAACGTGTTCAACCGTTACTATCTCTAACACTTCGCCGTTAGGGGCGCGTGATACAACATAACTATCTAAATGGATTACTCTTGTTTTATTTTGACCGACTTGTAACAAAACGTTACCGCCGACAATTAAGTGTTTCAACGCTTCATGTACCGCTACTCGATCACCTGACGTTTCAATCTCAGACATTACTGCCCGTTCATATTCACCTAACTGTTGCTCCATTGCAGTCCTAGCCGCATCGTCTTGAGCCATATCTTTTAAAGTATACGGTTCAACCATGAGGCGAAAGAATGGTGAGTTAGGTGGCATTAGGGCTAGTGAAAGTTTTGAAGCTAGGTTATTCACACCTCTCGCACCGATGCCTTGGAATGGAGTGTATATGTCACTCGTTTCATTATGGCTATCTTGTGGAATTAATGATGGAATAGTTAGTTCAGAACAATCTCTAGCTCTATCTAAATAAGATTGACGTGTTTGTTCGAGCTGGCGATACCGCGATTCTGCAGTACCTATACTCATATTTTACGTTCTCACTTTGTTATTTGTAACCCAGTGTCTTTACCTAAGTTTGTTAGGGTAGGGTCTAGGTCTACTTTTAACTGAGATGTCCCAGCGGCTTTATCAGCTACTGCGCCTTTCTCAGATGCAACACCACTCTCGGTTGCAGACGGGTCGTACATATTTGTCTGTACAGGGTTAACCGCTGGTGGTGCGGCTGGTGGTGGGGCTGGCGGTGCTGGTTCTGATTTACTGCCTCCAAAGCACATAGTCTATTCTCCTAAATTTGAAGCTAATTGTTCTTCATGAATTGTTGTTAAAAAGTCTACGACTGAACGCTGTCCACCACGCCATTTTAATTCGTCTAATGTCTCACCAGCTTTGGGAGATAAATTAGGAAAACGTGTGTTAAGTTCTGCTAGTAGTTCTTTAGATATATAAGGAAACATTGTTTGTTTAATCCTCTAAAGTGCAACCTAATTAAAGGCGCGTGTCCATGCGGCACATATACCTGACCTCACAACATCGTCGTGGGTGAAGTTACAATGGGCGGCAGGGATGTTATGTTTATGTAATAAATCTATAGCAATCTTTAGACCTGAGTTACCACTTAGGTCATGCTGAGATATATCACCGTTAATTATTACCTTGGTGTTTTCTCCTATTCTGGTGAGAAACATCTTCATTTCGTGAGGTGTTAGGTTCTGTCCTTCATCTAATATTACAAACGCATCATTAAATGAACGTCCTCTCATAACCTCGAAGGGAACTATTTCGATATCATTACGCTTACGAGCTATCTCATATTTACCCTTACCTAGTCTTTCAGTTAGAACTTCAGTAATCGGATAGACCCAAGGTGCAATCTTCTCTTCAATAGTACCTGCAAAGAAACCTAAAGATTTACCTGCAGGGATGTTAGGGCGAGTTAATATAATCTTTTTAACTCTATGTTTACTATACATATCAGCGGCAATAGCCGCCGCTATATAAGTCTTACCAGTACCTGCAACGCCAGTAACAAATACTTGAGAGTATCGATGGATACACTCCATATAGTTCTCTTGGGCAGGGTTCTTTGGGAGTAGAGGTTGGACGCGAGGATTAACCACGCGCCCTTGCTCTTCTACCTTACGTTTGTAGGCAGATTTTTTAGCCATATTTATTCCTTATCGGATTGGGCAAGCACCTGTTGCACATTCATCATCAGTTAATTCATCAAATGAGTTTGCGTTCTCAATATCTACGGGTGCTAGTTTTGATACATATTCATCGTATACTTCTTTAGATACGACATCTTGAGGTAGGTAGGCATAGCCTAAGTCTTCTGCAGTTTTAGTTGGGTCGTTCCTGTAGATGAATGATACACCTACATAGCTGTCCCAATTATTCATAATCCAATCAATCATACTTGGGATTTCATCAGGAGAATAACTAATGGTTACTGAACAATTATGGTCTACATAATTATCCATCATTAGTTTGTATCTATCTAATTGCTGTACTGCAGTTTCGAGATTTACAAACTTACCATCAACTTCATCAAACTTAACATCGTCATACGATACAGGGAATGTAATCAATACGCTGTCAGGTTCGAATGGTTTCTCAATTACCTTGTATCCAGCATTAGTCATGATGGGTACGATAGGGTCATGCTTAGAGAAAGTAACATTGTTAAACAGATACTTGCCTAATGGTCGATGCACTCCTTCCGTGGTCGACATGATTTTTGATAACGTTCCCGAAGGTTTTATGGTTGATACAAGTTTAGCTCTAGGTAACCCTAGTTCATCTGCAATGCTATTAGCTCCTAGTCTTGCTTGAGCCTGTAGTGTCTTGAGCATACTCTCGACATTCATGTACATATATTCTTGATGGTCTAACCATTTAACAATACCTGTAGCACCAACACCACATAGACGTAGGAATTCATTAAGTTCATGCCATGAACGCTGTAAGATACCATCATCTAAGTCCACACAAGTCTGTCGATAGTTTGCTCTAGCTGACATATAAACAGCACGTTTCAAACCTTCGAAGTCATCTAGGAATTTACCCCAATCAATCTCGACTAGGTTACAAAAACTCTTATTGCCTAAGAGTATCTCCGCGCACGGGTTAACTCCTTTGAAATGTGGAGCGCGTTTGAGTGCGGCTTCAGCATTAATGAATGCAGGTTCTGAACCACCAGCATCAACCATACGGTCAAAGATATATGCTATCTCCCACTTGGTAGGCTTCTTAAAGAATAACAATGAGTTGTTAGATTGTTGTCTATGTGCATTGTCATGCAACCAGAAATCTTTCTTAGCTGATATAAACTCATCAACTTCGATATCATCTACAGGCATCACTGCAATTTCTGCAGAACGTCTTGAAGACAATGTAGTTCCCATATGATTAAGCAGGTCTAAGATATCCATACGTGTTAGTAATTGACCAGCACGTTTGTTCATCATGTTACAAATCTTTTCTAGTGCTATGTGTAATGTATCATCGCCAGAACTAATCCAACCGTAACCCTTTAACCTCGTACCTGCAGGTCTGATTTCAGTGTAATCTAATATCAACCTATCGATAGGGTCTTTCAGTGCCATGATTTTACCTAGAGCTTTAGCCCAAGCCCTCGCACTATCACCGATAGTTATCTTATAGATACGATAGCCTTCTTCAGTAACCCGTAGTTCTGTCTTGTTATCTTCTTCACCACGGTCTGTCCTTGTTGAACGAAACGTCTCTACCTCGACGTGCTTTGCAAAGCCATTGAGTGTACCAACGATAGGTTCAAAGCCAACACCACATCCTTGTAGTAGTAACCAGAACGCATCCACTACATCGTGAACTGTTTCTATCCTACCAAAGCTACAGTTAAATTGAGATGCTTCATGCTTCTTAGCTACATCAGTTCCACCAAGCCATAAGGTACGGCCTGATGTTGTAGCTTTCCTAGACATCATCAGCTCACGGAATTCATTAAGCTCACCAGTTTCACCTTGGTTAAGCTTCTCACCTTTACTGCGTTCCCATAGCCATTCTTGGTGTCCGATTACACGGTCAACTGTTTGCTCCCATGTTTCAAACACTGTGCCTTCATCGTTGAGGGGTCTGTTATATGTACGTCTTGTTACAACGTCAGCTCTTATATCTGTCATCTGTTATCACCATTTCCTTTTAGCACCCCTCGCTCTTGGCGGTCTGCTAACTTGCTCAAATTTTTTTCGCCTAATACTTGTAGGGTTGTATTGTGTACCCGTGCCAATTCACTGACGAACCAAAGTACATCCCCTAGCTCATCTAAGACTTCAGCCCTTGGGTACACTCCATCCTTGCGGTAATACTTAGCGACCTTACCGTTCAGCTCACCAACCTCAGATGATAATCCAAGTGTTAAATATTCTAGTGCGTGTTTAGTTGGATACACGGCTGTCTTCTCAGCACCTTTTTGGTACTCATTAAGAGTTAATTCTTTTGTCATTATTTACTCACGTATTGTTTAAGTTCTGTGTAGCCACCAACATGAACGCCAGTGTCTGTGAATATTTGTGGAACGTGGGTTTCACTTGTCATTAAGAGGAGTGTCTTTAGCCACGGTTCTTGTTCGAGATATGTAACCTCGAAGGGTATGTCTTCTCGTTCCAGAAGGTTGATTGCTTCTTTACAGAACGTACATGAATGGGTTGATATAACGTGGTACTTACCACTCATAGCTCACTCATTCCTGTAAGGAGATTAAGCCGCATCTCAGCGTACCTAATCACCTTATATAAATCTGTAGCTTCGCTATCTTGTGGGGTCATACCATCATACTGTTTATGCCCAGCACGTACAGCATACTTAACAATGTTACCTACATGAAAAGGTAAGTCGTTACGCATTATGAATTCGATAGGTTCAATCTCATACTGAGTATAATGGGCAGGTTTGTTTACTAGGTCGGGGGTGTCCATAGGATTACCTTTCTTGTTTTGAAATCGTAGTTGTCTGCACGGCAGATACGAGCGACACGCGCTTGTGTAAGTGCAACCGATTCATTGAGGTTTTGTTTTGCGTATGCTTTGACTACTGCGTCCCACATCTCAGCTAAGGTTTCACAACCGTCGAGAATTTTTTCTGCAGTTTTAATACCACATCTAGGCAGACCTTTATAACCATCGACAGCATCACCTGTTAATGTCTGAACCATATGAAAGTAGTCAGCTTCACGTAGTGATACTATGCGTATCCGTTCATCTTTAGCTGGGTTGTAGAGGTGACACGGTATTGTATTTAAGTCTTTATCTTCTGACACAACAATACAATCAGGTTCATTGGTTGCAGTAATACCTAATAGGTCATCTGCTTCCATAGTATCTACCATGATACCATCCATCTCAGTCATGATATATTCACGTAGAGCTTTTAGTATCAGGGGTTTGCGTGTGTCTTTACGATTAGATTTATACTCAGGCAATACATCCTTACGCCAGTTGTCAGTATGGGTTAGATACATAACAACCTCACCTTCACCTAAATGATTAGTCACTTGGTGAATGTAGTTCTTTATATAATCTATACCCTCATGCTCATAAGCGTGTAGTGTCCACATACCATCGCCCCAATCAATAGGACGCTCAACACTTGAGGCCGCTTTGAATGCAACAATGTCTGCATCTATTAGATACTTCATTGTAACTTACCCCCATCGAATGCCATTAGATCAGCGTTAGTTTTTTCTTGAGGTGACATAACAGCTAAACAAATAAGTGCCGCGTCATGAACTATGTTCTTCATAGCTTCGTCTTCAACACTGTCGTGGGATGTAGCTAGTGCAACAATGCATTGTGACATTGATGTAAATACTACTAGGTCTTTATCATCGATCATGAGTTAACGCCTTCCATGAGATTGGGTAGAGAGCTTCCATTTGTTCACCGAGTAGTTCAGCAAAGTCTCTAGTTTCTTTTTGTGTGTCTGGTTTAATTCTAAGATTGTAGACGCGAGACCAGAACAATAATGAACCTGTCCAGACCCATTCCGTGACTGCCCCTTGTGGAAGGATTGCCCTTGCTTGTTCGGCACAAATTCCAACAGCTATCATCTTGTTATATGTAGCAATGGCATCGATGCAGATGTCGTGATAATCTTCTACGAATTCATCTGAACGTCTGTGTGGTTCTGAACTAGAACCTTGCTTCACATCGTCTGCACCAGCTCTAAAGAACTCTGGCTTCCAGTAGATAGGATTAGATTTTATGTACCGTCTGCTAACTTCATTCCATGTTCCACCGACTTGGTGTTTTGCAAGTTGTCTGCTAACGAAGATAGGAGCTGTACATCTAAATGTAGCTACTGGGTGTGAGAAGGGATGGTAATGTTTTTCCCTAGCTAGAAAGTTTATAAGTCTTTCGTTTTGGTTGTCACCGTATTGGTCGGCTTGTTTGTTAAACGATACACGGGCGGCATCTGTCACAAGGTTGTCACAACCCATATGGGTCATATAAGATACATCAATCATAGTAATCCTTAATGGTTAGTTTTAATGAAATTGGGGTCGTTGGTTGTGTGAACTTCACGGTGGCAATTAGCACATAGAAGAAAGCATTTATCTGCTTCAGCTAACAAAGCACTCATAGACCTTTGCATATTATTCTGACTTACTCCGAATAGTTTTTGAGTATGGTCAAAGTGGTGGAAGTCAAAGACATTCTCATGGAATGTATTGAAGCACCGTTCGCACTCGCCGCCTTTGTAGGCGACAAGTAATCTCTTTCGTTCACGCACTTTCTCACGCACTCTTATTGAGTTGGGATTGCTAGTGTGTGTCTGCCCAATTATTGCCGACTTTGTATTCTCCTGTAATTGGCACTCTGAACTTGAAGTGTTCTCCAGCTTGTTGAAAAGATTTAACTGCTTGCTTTCCGACATAATCAGCTATCTCCTCTCTTGCTATAAGTTGAACTTCATCGTGGACGTGAGCGACTTGCGCCCAATCCTTGCCCCATGTGTAACCGTTACTGGTTAGATTTTCATAAAGGATTACTGTGGCTTGCTTCGCGATTAGCGAGCCAGCCCCTTGTAGCAAGGTATTGAGGCAACTATGCGTGGAGCGTACTGGTAAGATACGTTTATCCAAACCAACTAGATGACCTTTAGTTTTAGCTGATCTTGTCACAGCATCTTTAAGTAGCTTGAGGGCAGGGGTTGCTTTCATGAACTTGTCAATCAAACGCTTACCGTCCTTCTCACTACCACCAACTATAGAACCAATCTTTGCAGAACCTGCCCCGTAGATGAAAGCATACGCAAATACCTTACTCTGATTACGTGAACTCAAACCAGCACTCTTCATATTTAGTGTATGCACGTCACCGTTAATGACGACATCACCGTAAGCACCGTCATCAAACTTAGCCATGAAGTGTGCTAATACTCTTAGTTCCAATCCCGACAAGTCTGCTCCCACAAGTTTGTAGCCAGATGGTGCATGGAATAAGGCTCTGCAATCTGTACCGTAAGGAGCTGATACGCTTGGACACTGAGCAATGTTTGGTCGGTTGTGTGTACAGCGTCCCGTGCTTGCCCCGTTGGTGTTAACTTGTCCATGTATCTTTCCATTCACTTGTCTCTTCAGCCACCCATTAGCACCTGTAGCTAACTGACCGATACGCTTGTTGATAAGGAGATACTCATTGAGTACGACTGCTTCATCGTAATCTAATTCTTTGAGTACGCTCTCATCAACTTGTGGTTTACCTTGAGCTGTGAACTTCTCTGGCTTCCAACCTCGTAACACTTGCAATCTGTCTGCTATATGATCACGGGATGCAGGGTTAAATACAATCGTCTTAACCTTGTAGGTCAGTTCACCTTTAACATAACCACGGGTCTTATTGTTTACCTTTGGTACGAATGGTGTCTTGATATCCCAAGGCTTAAAGACTTCTTGTAGTGTAGTCTCTAACTCTGCCTGTCGCATCTGTAGTTTCTGCAACAGTTTGTTAGCCGCTGGTACATCAAAGTTAAAACCTTGTCGTTCTTGTTTACGAATGACGTGAGCGAAATCATGCTCCAGCTTTATACTCTGAGGGCTTGGGTTCTTAGACATAATAAACTTATAGAATGTCAGGTTAGCTCTAGTATCTTGGACGCAATAGGTCTGCATTTCTTCAGACCATTCAGCCCAGCCACCATTGTACTCTATCTTATTATTACCTAATCTGAGACCCCACGCTTTAAGCGAGTGGCTACCTATTAGATTTCTAGGGAAGTCTAAGTTCTTCTTGATGTAATTGAAGTCATTGTTTTTAAGATCAGACCAGACGAGACGGGACATCAATAGCGTGTCATGTATCTCACCTTCATATACAAATCCAAACAACTTCTCTAATGCAGGGAAGTCAAACCCTTGGATGTTGTGACCTGCAAGTAACTCTGCATTCTCTAGGTAAGTCATACCATCTGCAATAGATGTATAACCTTCCTGATCTGCACAGCTTAATACTTCTTCAGTATCCATATCTAATAGCACAAGGCTGTGGCATACTGTTAGGTCTGGTACTAGACCATCTGTTTCGATGTCAAACATAATACGTTTCATGATGCTGTCCCTCTCGACTAGCTAAAATTAAAAATCATCATCGTCCCCAAAGTCGGGGGCGTTGTCTGGGTTCTGTGTTTCAATCATTCGACCAGTAGTTTTCTGGTAGTTTAGGTAACAACCCACGCCTGTCTCTCCGCTGTAGCGGTTCTTGAGAACTCTCACTGTAGTAGTGTTTGGGTTGTCACCTTGTTGGTCTCTCTCTACTGAGATAACCATATCGCTTAACTGTGCGATTGCCGCTGAACCACGTAGGGAATTAAGGGTAACTTCTTTACCATTCTCCCAACCTTGTTCACCTGCAGGTCTGCGTAAATGACTGACAAGTATAAGTCCGATGCCTGTCTCTTCTACAAGAGAACGTAGCTTCGTCATTATAACATCGATAGCTTTCCGCTCATCACCATCATCAATACCTGAAACAATAATGCTGAGATGGTCGATGATAATCCAGCTAGTACCACAAGATTTCGCAAGGTATCTGACCTGCTCCATGAGCTTATCCGTAGACATACTGCCGAAAGAATCGTAGAGGAAAACACGACCATTGCCAACGGTAGTATCGAAAGCAGTTTTAAGAGTATCATTTGATATTCCTTCTTGAGTTAAATGAAGAGGTACATCTATAGCCAGACCCATTAGAGAGATTGCTGTATGCTTACAGTTTTCTTCTAACGCGATATAACCTAAAGTCTCTTCTTGTTTGATTAAGTGGTATGCAATTTCTCTACATACCTGCGACTTCCCAACCCCAGAACCTGCAGTAATAGTTACAAGTTCACCACGTCTTAGACCTCTAGTCTTTTCATTGAGACCATCGAACGGGTAGGGTACGGATTGGGTATTGTCTGGTGTAGAAACTAATTCCCACATATCTACACCAGCTATGATGCCATCAGGTCTATAAGGTTTAGCTTCCCACATAGCTTCTAGCATCTGCTTAGTCTTGCCTTTCACTAGCATATCACTAGCGTCTTTCTCAGGTAACGTAGCAATGTGTGCCTTCGATGGTGACAATAACTTAGCCACATCGAGGCTTGCTTTCCTACCGTGTTCATCGTTGTCGAACATGAGAACAACACGGTCAAATGACTCAACAAAATCTAAAGAATTCTGTACTGCTTTGACTGCGTTGCCAGCTCCTGACGGTAAACTACATACAGGAAAACGATTACCTTGTGCTTGGGAAAGTGAAAGCGTGTCTAGCTCACCTTCTGTTAAACACAACATAGCACCACCACCTTTAAAAAGATGTTGTCCGTACAACCCTGCGTTCTTTGCATCACCTAAGAATTTAAAAGACTTGTCAGCAAAGCGTATCTTTTGAGCTACCACAGTACCAGTGCCATCTTTATAGTTTGCAATTTGACATGGCTGGTTTTTATATTCACCAATAGTATACCCATATTTCTTACAGGTCTCTTCAGTTATCTTACGTTTAGCAAGTGAACCTGCTTGACCTGTAGGAATAAGACCGAACGTTGGTTTAGATTGTACGAATTCTGTTTGCATCTTGGCATCATCCTTAAAAAATTTTTGGCAAGAAAAGCACCAGCTTCCACCGTCACTATAAACTGCACGGGCATCGCTACTGCCACATTCACAGGACGTATGGTAAAGTAATGAACTATCGTTCGAGCTGGTACTCTGCATATTTCGCTCCATTTGGTGCGCGTTTCATTAAGGTTGTGATATCCAAACCACGTCGACGTAGCCTGTGTATCTCTGCGGCTAATCGCCAGACGCTATAGTTTGACATAGCTTCTAACGGTGAGATCGTGCCGTACTTTTTTAGGTGGTCTTTAATCTGTGTAGTCTTATTCATAGTAGTCTCCTAGTTGTCAGGATTTCGGGGGTTGCCTAGTGCATCTAATAGAGTGAACCAGACATCGAGTGCGGCCTCGACAGGCCATAAGAAAAAGATGAACAACCAGCTACGTAAAGCTAAGTCTTGATCTTCTTCTAGCTCCATACTGACTTGACGTGTTAGTAATACACCGCCGAGAAAGTAGAGTAGCATTGTAATTAGAATTAGAATTGTTGTGAGTGACATTATGTCTCCAGATAAAAAAGACCCCACGCGAAAAGCGTGAGGCCAGTTGGGAGGAAAATATTAAAATGCTATAGTGCAACTTAATTAAATGGTGGGTACTATCTCACCTGTATTGTACCAAAGTTCAGCATCAAAATTTGGACAGGTCTTACCCTTATCAAAATCTGTATGCCCTTTAACTTTAGCATCAGGGAAGTGTTCCCATTTTAGTTCATCGATAGTTTTCTTTAACGATGCATATTGTTCATCAGTATAATTTATCTGCGCTCCAGTTTTGTCAGCGTTCATGCCGCCAATCAAACAGATGCCGATTGATTTCTTATTCATTGATCTGACGTGTGCGCCTGTACGTGATAGTGGTCTACCATATTCAACAGTGCCATCGCGTCTGATAACAAGATGATAACCACAGCCGAGCCATCCTTTAGCTCTATGCCAGCGGTCAATATCTTTAACACCAATGTCCATAGTTCTAGGTGTGTATGCACAGTGTACAATAATATGTGTGACATCTTCTTTATTCATTGAGCCACTCCTCTGGTACTGTACGGTCTGCATATAAGAAGCCATGCTTATCACACCACATGGCGTAGGTTGTTTTGCTGGTTTTAGAAATACGTTGTTTGCTGTTGGAGAATACAAAGCGAAGGTCGATATCTGGATGCTGATTTTTTACCAGTATCATTGATTGTCTATTGGCGACTTTGAATTGCCCCTTGCTTTCTACTATAATTGTTTTCCCAGATTTAGTTTTAATATAAAAGTCTGGTGTGTATCGTGCCATCCTTGATGGTACTTCATACCTTAGTACGTTCTCTTCGTACTGGTAATCGATACCCTTAGAACGTAAGTCAGCGGCAAGGGTTTCTTCTAACCCTGACCGCCAACCATTCTTTATTGCGTTCTGTCTTACAGTTGAATTACGTACACCACCAAGCTTTCGCTTAGAAGTCTGCGTCATCTGATACTGCTACCGCCTCGCTACTATTATCAAAGTTATCTGCGACGAAGCCATCTTCTTTATCAAACATAGATAAAGCTTCAGCACCGCCAGACCCTTGAGCCAGTTGGATAATCTGTATAGCTGATGGTCTCAGCGACACACCGACACGTCTAGTGCTAGGCATTGCATATGTATATGCGCTTGCCGCTACACGAATAGTAGAACCACCAGTTACTGTGGCATCCGTGGGTGTCTTGTTGCTATCATATAAAGCAACCTTCATTTCCATATCGCCACGCCGTGTAGTAATCTTAGCTTTCTGTTTAAACTTAAACAAATTGAAGCCAGTCAAATTACCTTGGTCGTCTTCTTCTTCTTCGTACACAGGTGCTAGATCATACTTAGCAACCTTGGGATTGCTCTTAGCTTCTTCATCCCTGTAAGCATCGCGTAAACCTTCAAGCTGTTTGATCAGGTCTTGGCTTTTAGATGCCTCGATTTTCAGTGTTGTTTTATACTCACCATCTACATTAAATTTGTAGTCTGGTGCATTTAGTTTAGGCCATACTGCTATGCCTTTAGGTGTGACAAAGTTCGTCATACTTATTCCTTTAGTTGTGTTGATATTCTGTAGTTGAAATACCATGAGCATGAAGCCTCGCCTGTACATCGACAGGCAAGGGCATCGCATTTCGCTTATAGTATTCAGCCATCATTATGAGTGTCTCAGTATCCATAAGTTCCTTTCGGTTTCGTGAGAATGCTATAGTGCAACCTAATCATTAATGGTTAGAATTATGCAAAGAAGAACTCCGACTCACGTACTTGAGTAACATCGAAGTCACCCTTCGGTGGTAGGTCAGGAAGTTCTCTATCAATTAACAGCTCTCCTTCTTCTTTAAATTTCTGTAGTGGGTCGTTCTCTACATAAAGTTCTATGAAGGTTTCTCTTAGACAAGCACCAAGCATCTCAACATCAGCGGCGTGACATCCAAAGCTATCATGTATCATAGCAAAATGAGTAACACCGTTGAACTTAGATAGGTTAACTGTCATTCGTAAGTGACAGCTATCATTAGCATGTACCCAATTAGGACTGATGCCATTGCCTTGTCGTCTACTATCGAGCTTATCTTTAATAGCTTCCTGTACTGTCATATATATTAGCTTGTCACCAAACTTAGTCTTAACTCTGCGCTTCTTCATATCAGGATAGTTCTGCATGATAGGTAAGCCATCAATAGTTGTCCAAGTGATAGGTAAGTTTTCCTTGGCTAACTCCCTAGCACAAGACTGTAGCCAATCCATGCCTGTCTTAGCGGCCTTAACTGTATCGTTAATAGCTTCCCAGATATACTTAGCTAAGTAGATTGCGGCATCAAATTCTTTATCAAGTAAAGGAGATATATATGATCTATCAGCTTGTAATCTTTTCAAGTCTGTATCCTCTATATACTCCTGTACAAATGAACGTGCTGAGAACAACGTAGAACCATAAACTCTGGTCATTGTACTGCGCTTTGCAGTAGAACGAGACATACCAAAGTCTAACCAAGCTTGTGCTATTTCTTTATTGTCACCCTGCTTGGCATCAGCCTTAACTCTGACGATAGCTTTATCAATCACAGTCTGATAGATATCTGCAGGTCTATCTAATGGAACTAGGTTTGTAGCTAATGCACCTTCACCGTCTGATAAAGCGGCTGAGAAATGTTGAAGCCCAGAACAACTTCCATCCTTACAGATTGGTATGTAGTTTACGTGGTCATAACCAAATAGATTATATCCTTCCCACTCCTTACAGAATGCTAAGAAACACCAAGGATTGTCAGCTTCTTTAGCCCACCATAAATCTTCCATAGGGTCATGAGCTACCTGTAATATTCGTTGCTCATTTTCTACTACCCAATCGACACGCTCTTGCATCGATGCCTTGTCGTATCCAAAACAGTTTGCACCGTGGATTGCTAGTTCACAAGCGGCCTCGTTTGTACCTAATGGTTTACCATCTGCAAATTGTAGGAGACCTTTAGATAAATCATTACCTTGCGGTGAGAGATGAGAAGAACCTGCAGGGTAAAGTCTACCTCTAAAGTCCATCGTATGTACAAAGAAGATACTCTCAAACTCAGAATATTTTTCTGCCATAAATCTTACCCTAGCTGTCAGGTTTCTTTTAGAACCTATACGAATATTTTCATCGTAGATTTTAGTGGCTTTTCTTTTCCATTCTTTGAACTTCTTTTTCTCATCATCAGTTAACGTTGAACTGTCGCGGTCAAACTGTAGAGGTGAAGGTGGTTTCTGCATATCCTCTTGTGGTGGTAGGTTGCCTACAGGAATACCGTTATCGTGGATTTGTTGGAACACTTTCAATACAAACTTATTGATTGCCCAAGGTGTCTTCTGAATTGTGTTTACTGCATCATAAACATCTTTCAATTCATCACCTAAATTTTCTAGTTCCTTTAGATAATTTCTATTACCTGTTTTGATTAGAGGTAGGCGAGGAGTGTAGTGTGTTAAGTATCCACCAGAGAAGGGGCTTGTCCAATCCATCGGCGGTACAACCATCGGTTGAAATATAGGTTGCATGAGTGAAGCGGCGTGTTTATTTTTTTCGATAAAATCAACGACTGTCTGTGTAGGTACAACGTTATATAAAGCTTTGTTACTTCGCTCTTTCTTTTTCATAACCAGTTCAATAAATCCTGTACGCTCTTGGAATATATAAATCAGTTTAGTTCCAAGATGGGTCTTCTCATCCTTTGTCCAACCAACCCATTCCTCACAGTAACGATTATAGGCGGCGATGATTTCAGTTCTCTTTCGTGAACGTGTAGTTTCTTTATTGTTCTGAATTGATTTTAACAGGTAAGGTTTTTGTTCTTCAAAAGATTGTAACCTTAGTTCATCCTCAAGATACTGAGCTACATTGATAGCCATATCTTGTAAGATTGCTTTCTTAGATATCCTATCCATGATTACTTTAGCTGTGAAGAATGCTAAGATTTCTGGTTTAAATAATTTCATCATGCCTACTGCAGATGAACGTCTACCTGCATTACCTTGTTCAGCTTCTTCATAGACCTCATGTATTCCTTCGATAACACCCTCAATAGAACGCTTCATTACGGTGTTCCCGTAGTAGGTAGATGATTCGTCACCTCGTTCTATTTTGTCTCTTAGTTCCTCTTCAAATCTTTTGATTGTTAATGTTCTAGCTTCTTGTTCTAGCTCTTCTTGTATACGGTACAGATCGTTGGTCATTCTGTTTATCCTTTAGTATGTTGCAGGGGGCTTGCGGTGCTACAGTGCAACCTAATTACAAGCCCTTGTTTTCATTGATTAAATTGGTAGTGGTGTAAGGCGTGGTGTAATGGTGCAAAATTATTGTTGATGCGTACCTAACTATTAGCCATTAATGGTTAGATTATTACCAAAAAGAACCCCACAATTTATAAGATAGACCTATAAAAATATGGGGTTCTAGTCAGAAATGGATAGTGTGGGAAGAGTGAAGGTTACTGTTATTATCCTACTAAAAAACCAGTAACTGTCTGTAATCACACACTATCTTACTAACTGTGGTGTAGGTTTGCACCTACTTTGCACCCACTTTACACCATTTTATTTTAAGCCCTACGAGGGTTAAATAATGTGATGTTATCTCCTTCTAAATTGGTAGCTGTATTTTGTAAACTATCTAATGCTTCGACTGCATCATCAAGCTTACTTGGAATAAAGTGAGCGTAACGCTGGGTCATTTTTATATCCGAATGTCCCATCCATTCTTGAGTTGATCGGATGTCTACACCAGCTCCTAGTAAACGTGTGCAACAGGTATGTCTAAAGGTATGGATAACCAAGTCTTTATCAAACCCACAAGCATCTCTCATCTCCCAGAAATTCCTATAGAAACGCTTCTCTGCTATGTGTCCGAACACTCGCCTATCATTACCATTAACACGAAGCCTGAGACCCATTAGAATAGTTCTGACACGCGCTGACATTTTGATAGATCGTGGTTGGTTTGTTTTAGTTTGCCAAATAGATATGCGACCTGTCTTAAAATCGATATCGTTAAAGGTTAACCTGAGACCTTCGGATTTTCTCATGCCTGTATCTAAAAAGAATACAACTAAATCTGCATCATCTTCTCGACCAGTAGTATTATACCAATCGAGAATTTTTAGTTCTTCTTCTGCAGTCACAAATCTAATGCGTCCTTTAGTTAACTTACGGCTTTCCATTCTAACAGGTGTCGTTGATAGGTGGCCTCGTTTATGTGCAAATTTCTGCATTTGGAAAACTAATGTACCTAGATAGTTAGTACAAGATGCTGAGTATTTCTTCTTAGTGGTTAGATAATCAAAGAAAGAAGA